CCGCTCACGCCCTTAATTCCCGCCTGTAGGTCTAGGGAGTGGGCTACCTCGTGAAGAAGTGTCCCGAGGATGGCGCGGGCGCCTCTCTCGAAGTAGTTCGCGCTTATCATAATCTCGTTGAAATTATCTTCGCCCGATTTCCAGATTTTGGCGTGAGTGAAGTGTCCCATCGTCCGCCCTGTCGCACGGGTGACTAGAATCGTGGCGCGGGGGGCGCCTGTCTTCTCTCGGATAATCTCGTGAGCATTCTCGAGAGCGCTAGCGATATTGCTAAGTCTCTCGGTCTTCTCTAGTGTTGAGGTGTTCATTTTTTTTCTCCCGTCTCGGTTAGGTATCTCCTGCCGATAGGTAAAACTTTACGCCTTAAGCCCTAACTAGTCAAGGGTCTTTTATGTGATGTCGGTCACATTATTACTCGAACAGATGTTCGATAGATTCCCCCTTGGATAACCTGATACTGATAATCGTTATCAATAAGAGAGAGAAGAGAGAGGGGGGAGAATGGACGGGGGGAATGCGGGGGAGATAGTCACCCACCGCTTAAACTTCCATCCCTTGCTATTTATTCTTATTATTAGCCTAGAAATCGGATTTAAATAACTATCTATGAAGACTTAAGGCAGGAAAGAAACTAGACACCTCCTCGGGGAAGACCTATAGCCAGACCAGACACACCACTCAGGGAGGTTTGACCCCAGACATATTTAATTCTGCGTATTTATATACTATATAGTCACCCAAAATATTTCTGTTATATTCGCCCTATATACCTCTGAACAGGACTTTTATCGCCCAAAGGGCGCATATCTATATATTTTAAAAATACTTTGTATAAATCTGTTCGGTTTTACGATTTGAACAGGTTTTCTTATATGTATAGATATTTATATATCTATAGGAGCGTCGCTCCGCCTCTTGCGGGCTACGCGACTTAATATAATATATATTAATATTATATATATAGACTAAGGTGCCCGTATTCTGACCGTTTATAGAGGGCCGTTTATAGTAGTTTTTAACGGGGGTATCTGATGGGACGAAAAGCAGGAAAAGTAGACATCCCAAAGGGCGAGGCTATGGAGCGGGTGCTCCTTCAACTGAGCCAAGGTTCGACCATCAAGGGTGCTATGGAGTCGGTTAACCGCAATGAGGTTACCTTCCGCCAATGGACGATGGCTAGCCCTGACTTTAAGGAAAGAGCCGACAAGGCCCGCCTAGAGGGCAAGGGCGTTAAGGCCGACTTTAAGAATCTAAAAGATATTACCTTTGAGGAATTCTCTGAGCAGTTCCTAGACACCAAGTTGTTCCCACATCAACTTGACTGGATTGACCTGATTGAAGGTCGTGAGCCCCGCTGGGTCCACCCTAGTATAATTTTTGAAAAGGGCGCTGATAACCGAGTCCTGATTAACGTTCCCCCTGAGCACGCTAAGTCCACGGTACTGACCATCAACTACGTCACCTACCGAATTGCTACTGACCCTAATATAAGAATCATTCTGGTCTCTAAGACCCAGGGTATGGCCCGTAAGTTCCTCTCAGCAATTAAGACAAGGTTAAGCCATCCTTCCTGGATTAAACTCCAGACAGCCTTTGGACCAAATGGTGGCTATAAAGCGGACTCTCCTACGTGGTCCGCCGATATGATTTATCTAGGCACAGGTCGAGACTCTGGCGAGAAAGACCCTACGGTTCAAGCCCTAGGCTTTGGTAGCCAAATCTACGGTGCACGCGCTGACCTGATTATCCTCGATGATGTCGTGATGAACTCAAATTCCCACGAGTGGGAGAAGCAAATTGAATGGCTTCAAAAAGAAGTTATCACGCGTTTGGGACGACACGGGCGACTATTAATCGTAGGAACCCGTGTTGCTCCTGTCGACTTGTACAAACAGATAAGGGACGGCTCTAACTGGACTGGTGGAAAATCGCCATTCACTTACTGCGCTATGCCAGCAGTCCTCGAGTTTGATGAGAAGCCAAGCAACTGGAAAACCTTATGGCCTAAGACTGACCGCGCTGAAGGCGGAGATGATGAGATTGATGAAGATGGACTCTACCCAAAGTGGGACGGACCCGCTCTCTTTACAAGAAGAAGCGAAGTTGCTCCCTCTATATGGGCTATGGTCTATCAGCAAGAAGATGTTACTTATGACGCGATATTTGCACCAGCCTCGGTTGCAGGATGCGTCAATGGTATGCGAAAGCGTGGACCACTTAAACCAGGTGTTCCAGGTCATCCACAATCCCTCGAGGGCTATACCGTTATAGGGCTAGACCCTGCTATGACTGGTAATACCGCAGCCGTTGTTGCAACTTATAACAAAGTTGATTCTATGATTTACGTTCTTGATTGCGTAAATATGACAGACCCAACACCTGCGAAGATTCGCACCCTTATCGAAGATTGGGTAGAACGCTACAAGCCACAGGAATTACGAATTGAAATCAACGCACACCAGAAAGCCTACGCACTCGACGACGACTTGCGCAACTGGCTCTCGATGTATGGCTGCCAACTCAACTCTCACTTCACTGGTAAGAATAAGTGGGATACTAACTTTGGTGTGGCTTCTATGGCAGGTCTGTTTGGCTCTTTACGAGATGGAAGATTCCAGGATAACAATTTAATAGAACTACCAAGTAACGAAGGTAGCGAAGGTCTTAAGGCTTTAGTGCAGCAATTAATTACTTGGAAGCCTGATACTAAAAACCCTACAGACTGCGTTATGGCTTTATGGTTTGCCGTCATCCGCATACGTGAGATGATGCAAAAGAATACTTCACAACAACGTTGGGTTCAAAATCGCTGGTCGACTAGAGCACAAACTGAGAGAAGATTTTCAATTAATTTAGATGATGCCTTTGCAGAGCAATGGCAAGATACATACGGATAGGAATCTATGGCACTATCAATTGAACAGGTAGCAGCAAGGGTTGAGTCTCTTCGCTACCGCGCCTCAGACAGGGATGCTCGTAACCTTGACGTCCTTGCTGTACGCAAAGGACAAATTGCTAGCGTATACCCTGACTTCTTTCCAGATGGGGTAGATGCCAATGTCGTTGCAAATTTTGTTGATATTGTTGCGCGAGACCTATCAGAGGTTATGGCGCCACTACCAGCAGTTAACTGCAACGCGGCGAATTCGGTTTCTGACCGTGCTCGCAAATTTGCTGATTCTCGCACTCGCATTGCCTCTAACTATTTTGCTCATTCAGATTTATCTGTACAGATGTATCAAGGAGCAGACTGGTACTTAACATATGGATTCCTCCCGTTCGTAATTGAATTGGATGAAGAAGCAAAACTGCCGCGCATACGCCTAGAAAATCCAATAGGGGCTTACCCTGAATTTGACCGCTACGGACGTTGCGTTGCTTTTGCAAAACGCTATACAATGACGCTAGGCGAACTTGTTTCCTTGTTCCCTGAATTTGAGTATCAACTGCTTGGCAAACTTCGCTATGAGCAGAGTTTAACTCAACAGGTTGATATGGTTCGCTACTACGACCAAGAGCAATCAGTTGTCTATTTACCTACAAAAGATAATCTAGTTCTATCTCAGGCTAAGAATCCTTTAGGTAAAATGATGATTGTTTGTGCACGTAAGCCATCTGTTGATGGTGAAATGCGTGGTCAGTTTGATGACATCATTGGTATTCAGTTGCTACGCAACCGTTTCGCACTTCTTGCTATGGAGGCTGCAGAGAAATCTGTACAGGCTCCTATCGTTCTTCCTTCTGACGTTCAAGAACTTATGCTTGGTGGCGATGCGGTTATCCGCACAAACAACCCAGCGGGCGTTCGTCGCGTAGAACTTAATTTACCCCAAGGCGCATTTACAGAGCAGACATTGCTCAATCAAGAAATGCGTGTAGGTGCACGTTACCCTGAGGGACGTACAGGTAACATTGATGCATCTGTTGTCACAGGACAAGGCGTACAGGCTCTTATGGGTGCTTTTGATACCCAAGTTAAGTCTGCTCAAGCAATCTTTGCTAGCGCTCTTCGTGACGTTATTCAGATTTGTTTTGAAGTAGACGAGAAAATTTTCCCAGATTCTAAAACAATCCGTGGCGTTGATTCTGGTTCACCGTATGAAATTACCTACAACCCTTCCAAAGACATCAAGGGTGATTATTCAGCCGATGTTCGTTATGGAATGCTTGCTGGTTTAAATCCAGCCCAAGGTCTTATCTTTATGCTACAGGCTCTAGGTGGAGGACTTATCTCCAAAGACCTTGCTATGCGTGAACTTCCATTCACAGTTAACGTCACACAGGAATTAGAAAAGATTGAAGTTGAGAATATGCGTCAAGCCTTACTTGGTTCTTTGACTGCATACACTCAAGCAATCCCTGCTATGGCAACACAAGGCGGAGATGCTAGCGATGTAGTTCGTAAGATTGCTGCAGTAATTAAGGCTCGCCAAAAAGGCATATCTCTTGAAGATGCGATTGAGGCAACCTTTGCACCTGCAGAACAGGTTCCTTCTGCTGGGGCTACCGAAGAAATGGTTGAGCAACCGTCCCCTGCTCCCTTAGGCGCTCCAGCAGAAGGCGCTCTTCCTGGTGAAGCACCAGTAGAATTACCACCTGCTGA